ACTACATAGACACCTGGAGCATTGACGGAAATGATTACAAACCAATGTTTGGCAAGGTGTTTGGTAGCATCGTGTCAGGTGGAGTGGACGGTTGGCAACACATCACGGGCACACTGGCCAGTTTCGCATCTAACCTAGCACTCACGACACCTCCACTGTGCAACATAGAATCAGAAGCACAAGGCAGGGACGAGATCCTACAGGATTCAGAGACCATAGGCATGGTCAAGAGCCTGGTAAACAACATGATCGTTTGGGCCGAGGCCATGGAAAAGGGTGACGTCGCGAAAAGAGCCAGACACAAAGGCCACGTAGAATAATCCAAATACCAATTGACTCCGCATCATAATTGTTATATACTTGTTGGATAACAACAGGAGAAACAAATGGCAGTAAGAAACTTCAATGATGCAGAGAAGCAAAAGCTAATCCAAATCATATCACAGGGTTCACAGGTACTAGGCGAAGTGGACGACCTTAAAGGTGGATTGAGAGACACAGTGAAAGCGATATCAGAAGAGCTTGAACTCAAACCCGCGATCATCAACAAAGCAATAGCAATAGCACACAAGGACAGTTATAAGAATCTAACAGACGATTTAGACGTGTTGGAATCTATATTAGTAGCCGCAGGCAAGTTATAGTGGAAAAAGTCAGATTATTCTGGCTTCGTAGCTATGAGAATGACCGAGTAGCATTCTATTTTGAGCTGGTCAGTTTCATATTCACAGTTGGGGCAAGCCTCACACTGGCGATCACGGCCGCGGATCCAGACATGTTAATAGTGTATCCTGGATTCTTCATAGGAGCAGTCACACAATGTTACGCATCATACAGAAGAGAAGCGGCGTTCGTGATGATGATCACCGGCTACTTCGCAATCATAAATGTCTACGGTTACGGCGTGGCAAGTTATTGGTGGTAGAGTAGCATGGAGAAAAATATTTTGTTTATTGGAGGTAGCACAGGACTTAGTATGCATAAAAGTTTTTCTGAAATGATATTGGAAAAACGTAATAATACCTACAACTTAATAAATTTATCAATAGTTGGGGCAGGGAATTATTATATTGCAGGAAGTTTTTTAGAATTTTTACATTTTAGGCCAAAACCTGATTACGTGTTTTTTAAATTTACAGGACTGAACCGTATAGATTTGCCGTTTGACAAAAAAATCATCATACCTAACTACAAGTTTCAATCAACCCCGGCGGAGGAAAAACAACCAGAAACATTTCAACAGATCGAAAAAAATTGGGTATGTAGTGGAGGATACACAGGTTCCTGGTTATATCAAGGCACCTTGAAAAGAATATTTAATTATATGTACGATGTCAACGATCAAAACTCCACTAACGTGCAGTCGCTGGCACAAGTCTTTAATTGCTTAGCATTGTGTGAAACTTTAAAGATACCTTACAACTGGACATTCTATTATGATCCAATAAATCCACCTTCAGCGTCATCTAAGCAAGACGGAAATATAGATCATATACCCGATTACATACCAACAAATAATATGCTAGAAACAGCACCTCTGAATTTTGCCTACACAGTAGGACAGATTCCTGATGACGGGAATCACTATAGCCAGGGGCTTTTTAAACAGTACCTGACACACGAACCGATATACAACAAAATTAATAAAACCCTAGGAGACATATGATGCTTTATATTTTTGGTGATAGTTTTGCTGTGAACCGTGATGGATGGGTAGGTTCGTTAGGACGAGATGTGAGAATATTCTCACAAAACGGTGTTGGTGAATATAAAATTTACAAACAAGTAATAAAAAATCTAAAGTTTGACCAGGCCATAATCTGCCATACCTCTCCATGGAGAGTGCATACAAGAATGCACCCTATCCATAAAAATAATCCAATCAGAAATAATAATGATTTTCTATTGAATGATGTCGAATATCATAGTAAAATAAACAAGGACATGAAAGTTGTAAATGAATATTTAAAAAACTATTATGATCCCGAGTACCAAGAAGATACTTACAATCTGTTTCTAAAACAGTTAATGAAGATACCAAACATAACACACATCACTTTTCACGAGCCAGAAGACACGAAGCAAATCACAAACAATTTTAATGCTATATATAAAAAGCATCCAGGAGATATAAATCACATGTCAGAAGATGGAAATCTACTCACAGCAGAAAGAATTAAAAAATTAATATGAGTTACATAGACGCACTATACAAAAAGGACGAGGACAAGATCTACGTTGTGGAACGTGATCCCAAGAAGGGTCGTGTGTTCGTGGAGTATGACGCAAGGTATGTGTTCTACTACGAGGACGCAAGGGGAAAACACAGGTCGATGACCGGTGAACCATTACAGAGGGTGCAGTGTGCCACACAGAAAGAATTCATCAAGGAACAGAGGATAAGATCCAACAAGAAACTGTACGAGCAGGACATAAATCCTGTGTTCAGGTGCCTGGAGGAGAACTACCTGGGCAAAGAGACCCCCAAGCTGAATGTCATGTTCTTTGACATCGAGGTAGACTTTGATCCCGACAGGGGTTATTCCACAACGGATGATCCGTTCATGCCCATAACTGCCATAAGTTGTTACATGAGCTGGACAGACCAACTGGTCACGTTCGCAGTGCCTCCCAAGACAATCAGCATGGCGGATGCCAAAGAACTGACCAAGAGATTTAACAACACCATGCTGTTCGAGAAAGAGAAGGACATGCTGGACGCATTCCTGGAGTTGGTGCAGGACGCAGACATACTGTCAGGTTGGAACAGTGAGGGATATGATATCCCATACACAGTGGGCAGGATACAGAAGGTACTGAGTTCAGATGACACGAGACGTCTTTGTTTCTGGGGGGAGAAGCCCAGGAAGAGGATATTCGAGAAGTATGGCAGAGAACAGTTGAGTTTTGACCTGGTTGGTAGGGTGCATCTGGATCTGTTGGAACTATACAGGAAGTACACATACGAGGAAAGACATTCGTTCAGGCTGGATGCGATAGGTGAACATGAGTTGGATGAGAGGAAGACAGTCTACGAGGGATCACTTGACAACTTGTACAAGAACGACTTTGGACTGTTCATAGAATACAACAGGCAGGACACTGCACTGTTGGCCAAACTCGAGAAGAAATTGAAGTTCATAGAACTGGCCAATGAGATAGCACACCAAAACACCGTGTTACTGCAAACAACAATGGGTGCGGTTGCGGTGACAGAACAGGCCATCGTCAACGAGACACACAGACGTGGCATGATAGTGCCAGGCAGGAAGTACAAGAAGGACGGAGAGGTCAATCAACCGGCGGCGGGAGCCCACGTGGCAACCCCACAGAAAGGAATACACGACTGGATAGGATCAGTTGACATCAACTCCTTGTATCCAAGTGTGATCAGGGCGTTGAACATGGGACCGGAGACCATCATAGGACAGATAAGACCCGTGATAACATCCGCGGAGATCAACAGGGCCATACACGCCAAGAAATCATTCGCGGCGGCATGGGACAGTCAGTTTGGCAGTTGGGAGTACCAAGCAGTAATGAATCAAGAGAAGGGCACAGAGATCATAGTGGACTGGGAAGACCAGACCAGTGTGCGTATGAGTGCGGCACAACTGTATGAGTTGGTTTTTGATGGCAACAACAAATGGATGTTGAGTGCGAACGGTACTCTGTTCACGTACGAGTACGAGGCCATAATCCCAGGATTACTAAAACGTTGGTACGAGGAAAGACAAGAGATGCAGAGGAAGATGCGTGAGTGCGGAGACAACGAGATCGAAAGGGAGTATTGGGACAAGAGGCAACTGGTCAAGAAGATCAACCTGAACAGCCTGTATGGTGCGATACTGAACCCAGGTTGTAGGTTCTTTGACATAAGGATAGGACAATCAGTTACACTAACAGGTAGATGTATCACTAAACACATGGCCAGCAAGGTCAACGAGGTCGTGACAGGCAAGTACGATCACAAAGGCGAGAGCATCGTGTACGGAGACACAGATTCCGTTTACTTCTCGGCATTCAAGACACTGCAGAAAGAGATAAAGGAAGGTGTCATACCATGGACCAAAGATTCCGTTGTGGCACTCTATGACAAGATAGCAGATGAGGTCAACGGCTCATTCAAATCATTCATGACCCGGGCATTCCACACACCAAGCACAAGGGGAGAGGTCATAGCCGCAGGTAGAGAACTTGTGGCATCAAAAGGATTATTCATCACGAAGAAAAGATATGCTGTGTTGTACTACGACAAAGAGGGCAAACGTGCAGATGTCGATGGCAAGGATGGCAAGATGAAGGCTATGGGACTTGACCTCAAACGTTCTGACACACCTGTGTTCGTGCAAGACTTCTTGAGTGAGGTACTGTACATGGTGTTGCAAGGAAAAGACGAGAAGATAGTGCTGGACAGGATCAGTGAATTCAGGGCAGAATTTAAAGCCATGCCAGGATGGGAGAAGGGATCACCCAAGAGAGCGAACAACATGACCAAGTACACTGCGGCGGAGGAGAAGGCCGGCAGGGCCAACATGCCCGGACACGTGAGGGCCAGCATGAACTGGAACAGGTGCAGGGAGATGTACGGAGACAAGTACTCACTGCCCATAACAGATGGTGCAAAGGTTATAGTGTGTAAACTGAAACAGAACCCACTAGGCTACACAAGTATAGCATATCCTGTGGACGAGATGCGTATACCCGAGTGGTTCAAGGAACTGCCATTTGATGGTGATGCCATGGAAACGGGCATACTGGACCAAAAACTAGACAACCTTATAGGTGTGCTGGATTGGGACGTGCAGAGCACGGAAACCACGAACACATTCAACAAGCTGTTTGAATTTTAAATAACCATATGTTAAGCATAGAAGAGATAAAATTATTGATCGAGAAACTTGAACGGGTCAAGAAAGAAGACTTTCAACAACTAATTGACTCGAATCTCAAGATACTGAAGGACTTGGCCACAACCATAGAAGTCAATAATTCTGAGATGATAGACAGGCTTGACAAAACCATCGCTTGGTTCAAAATAGACACCGACAAAAAAAAGGAAGAACCAATTGTTGACGAATTAACCAGGAAAAGGATCCAGACCAAGATATTCCAATTTGGAAAAACCAACATATACAACAGCCTTGAGATTGGACCAGGCAATGGCATGTTCTCCATGGATTTCAGGGCATGGAGACTGAACTACTTTATTGACCTGTTGCTCACTACTTACGAAAGCAACATTGAAAGGAACATACGTAAGATGTTCCCTCCAGCACACCAGAAATACCTCAAATTTTACAACACAAACAAGACAGAATGTTCAAACATACCACAGGGCAGTTGCAACTTTGTGTTCAGCTGGGACACTTTCGTTTTCTTTACACAACAACATATTCAACAGTACCTGCATGACATCAAGAGGGTGTTAATTCCCGGAGGTTACTGCTTCATACAGTACGCTGACTGCCATTTTGATTACGATCTTAATCAAGCAAAAAGGGGCTATTGGAACTACAACACCAAGACCGCAATGACCCAGATTATCGAGGACGAGGGATACGAGGTCGTAGAAATGAATCAATTCAAAACTGGCGCCAACTATGCCATATTCAAGAAGCCTGGTAAACAAAATCCAGTTGTGTACAAAGTTTCTGAATTAGAACTAGACTAAGACCTAAATATCATATACAATTAGAACATTATGATAGACATCTTAAAAGACATCGTTAAACATACGCATGGACTGGGATTCTTGGATCTTGTTAAGATCACTGGGGACGATAAGGAAACTTCAATCGACTCAATGGCCGAAGACAGATCTGTGATCCTACAAGGGTCTTTCCACAAGCCACAGGCAGAAATGTCTGGTACGTTTGGAATGCCTCAGATGGGCAAGTTAGACATCCATTTGAAGTGTCCAGAGTACAAGGAGAAAGCAAACATAACTGTGTTGTCAGGTGAGAGAGCCGGGGCAACAGTTCCCACAGGAATCCATTTCGAGAATGAAAAGGGTGACTTCAAGAATGACTACAGATTCATGAACGCTGAGATCATCAACGAGAAACTTAAGACCGTGAAGTTCAAAGGTGTTAAGTGGGACGTTGAGATCGAACCAGGAATGGCAAGTGTGCAAAGATTCAACTTCCAGGCAACTGCAAACACTGAACACAACTCATTCGTTGTTAGGACCGAGGATGGAAACTTGATTTTCACTTTTGGTGATCAAGCATCGCATGGTGGTGAATTTGTTTTCGCAACTGACGTTAAAGGAACACTTAACAAAGGTTGGAGTTGGCCGGTAGGACAGGTGCTACAAATACTTAAACTATCAGACTCGGCAAAGGTCACATTACACTTCTCTAACG